GGATGCCTTCACCGCTGGATGTACTCGGTGTGGTAATGCGTATGGTCATTGCGCCGCGGGTGCCAATAACTTCCACAACAGCACCTGCAAGACAAATATTTCCGCAACCTGTATCTGTAATGACCTTATTACTTGCATAAGCCCATGAGCCTTTGCACATCCAGTAAGGATGGTTAAATGCCCCCTGACTCTCTAGCCAAAAAATCAACTGCGCAGTTGTCCATGCTTCACTATCTCCACCAATATTCAGCTCTGCACTATATGCACGGCAGGCACCGATATTTTTCGTAAAGGTGTCTTTGCCAGGGACATCCGCACCGTTCTGATCTTTCTGCAGACGTTTCTCAGCATTGTCATTGGCTGCTTTTACTGCCTTTGGCGTTGCCGCCAGCGTTTCAGACGTGCTGTTGGTCGCGCTGCTTAACTGGATTATCCCTTTCTGTGCTGTCGTTGCATCCTGTGCGGTGTATTTCCCGTTAGCCAGGTCATACGCGGCCTTAACGGCTTTTGGCGTTGCCGCCTGTGACTCGGAAGTGCAGTTGGTCGCACTACTGAGCTGTACTATCCCCTTTTTCGTCGTGCTCGCATCCTCAAGCGCCACAGCGGATGCAATATCCTCTGCCCGTTTTGCCGCTGTCTCGGCGCGCGTTGCCGCGGATTCCGCCGTACTTTTGCTCTGAGCTGCCGCCGTCGCACTGCCAGCTGCCTCTGTCGCCTTCGTGGATGCCGTCGTGGCGCTGCCCTTCGCTGCGGACGCTTGTCTGGTCGCCTCATCTTTTGAAGCAGACGCAGATGATGCCGATGACGCCGCCGAACTGGCGGACGATGCGGCAGCCGTTTTTGAGGATTCTGCGCTGGTTTCCGACGCTTTCGCGTTCGTCTCGGATGTCTTCGCTGCGGAAGCAGACCTCGCTGCTGCGCTGGCCTGTACAGCGGCTTCGCCAGCCTTCGTTGTGGCTGTTGAAGCGGACGATGCAGCACTTTCTGCCGATTTTCCGGCGGCGGTGGCACTGGCTGAGGCCTGCCCGGCACTTGTTGACGCTGCACTGGCAGACGACGCAGCCGCTGTTTTTGAGCCTGCTGCTGCGGAGGCACTCTGTGCTGCTGCCGTTTCAGAGGACTTAGCGTTTGTCTCAGACGTCTTTGCCGCCTTCGCGGAATTTCCTGCCGCCGTTGCCGAGGAAGCGGCATTACTGGCGCTCGAGGCTGCGCTCGTTTCTGATAATTTTGCCGCCTCTTTTGAAGCCGACGCATCCCGGGCTGAGGTGGCTGCTTCTGACGCTTTCGTGGTCGCGGTGGATGCAGAAGTGGCAGCTGATTGTTGTGACGCTGCCGCATTCGTTTCTGACGTTTTCGCCGCACCGGCACTGGTGGCCGCCGCGCTTTTTGAGGACTCTGCAGCAGCAGCACTTTTTGATGCTTCAGTGGCCTTTGCTGATGCCGTTCCTGCGCTGGAAGACGCAGACTGAGCCGACGAAGCGGCCTGTCCGGCTGACGTGCTGGCTGCGCGTGCTGAGCCTGCAGCATCAGTCGAATGGGTTGCCGCCTCACGGGCAGATGTGCTGGCATCACTGGCTGACTTCTTCGCGGCTGCCGCGTTCTGTGCCACTGCGGACGCGTTACGCGCCACCTCTTCCACCATCAGTTCAAAACGTCGCAATGCCTCCGGACGGGCATCATCCTCCGTCATGGCACCGAGAAAATCATTCAGCGTACCGGGTTGAGAATCTTCATACACGGTGATGGTCCCGGCATGTGACGGCGGGAATCCCTCCACCAACAGAATAACGCTGTACTGACCGTACTCAACGTCCATGCTGTAACGCCCGGCTTCATCCGGATTTTCTGAGGCCAGCGTGTTCACCACCACCGTGGTGCTGTTACGTTTTGCTTTCAGCTGGATTGTGCAGTTCTGTACCGGTTTTCCTGTGCCGTCTTTCAGTACACCTGAAATCTTTACTGCCATATTCACCCCACAAAAAAGCCCGCCTGAACCGGCGGGCTGTCATAACACTGTGTTACCTGGCTAATCAGAATTTATAGCCGACACCCACGATGAAACCGTCAGTGCGCCAGTCGCCACTGCCGGAACCTTCATAAGCAAGGTCAATAACCACCGTCTCTACGGGACTGAACTGAATCCCGGCATTCCAGGCCGGCGACAGATGACGCGCAGTATGACCATCACTGGCGGTGGTGGTCTCCTTCACATACCCCGGTTTCACTTCATCACGCCGGTAATCCTGAACACTGTCAGACCAGCGGGTGTACGCCATCCCGGCCATGCCATAGAGACTGACCCGCTCACTGAGCTGCCAGACAGGGCCGGCCATCAGACTGACATAACGACCGCGCAGGCTTTCATAATGGAAGGTATTTTCACCCGTCTTCATCGTGTCACTTTTCTTCACCGATGCATAACTCAGCGCGACAATGCCGCCCAGGTGATCCGTGAACTCATAACGGTATTTCACATTAATCCCTTTTAAATCACCTGCACGCGCACCGGTACCGGACAATGCCGGTACGCCGCCCGGGTGAACCTGAGCATATCCCACGGAAAATGCACCGTGTCCGCTTTCAGCCTGTGCAGGAAAGGCAATTCCTGCCAGCAGGGTAGTAAACAATAATATCGTTGCGTATAAATGCCGCATGATTACCTCTTTGTTTTCAGTCAATAAAAAAGGCACCTCCTGAGGTGCCCGTCCGGGTTAATAAACCGTCAGCTGATACTGATCCCTGCCGTGGATTTTTTCATGACCACAACCAGTAAATCACTGATGTACGTTGTCGGCGTCCAGTTGTTCGCACCGGCCGACGACACATTAAACGTCAGGGTGACATGACCCCGCCCTGCCGGCATATCTATCACCGATGAGAACACCCGGCTGACATCCGTTGCCGGTTCATGGAAAATCTCAACCCCGTTCTTCAGCACCTGCAGCTTACAGGTGGAATACCAGTACGACTGCTGATTCGGGCTGTTGAAATTCTGGTGTTTCGTCCCGCGAAACAGCACCGGGGGAATGATAATCTGCCGGTCGAAGCCCTGGTCATCGTAAACTGTGACGGTTACCGTCCCGCTGGCATAACTGTTATTCCGGGGAAAGGCTTTCCCCACCGTCTTCACCAGGTCGCCTTCAATCTGGTTTGCAGACAGTTTCCCTCTGATGACACAGTTCTCGTTAATGGTGACATTATTGAGCGTGCCGGTATTCGCGGTAATTGCTCCGCTGATATCCGCGTTCCTGGCTGTCAGCTTCCCTTCCGGCGTCAGGGAAAACGTCGGGGGGTTGCCGGATGACGTGATACTCGCCGCAAACAGACGCTTCAGGAACACGTCGTTCATGAACAGCTGATTCCCCTGCGCCACAAATAACGGAGTGCTGTTGCCGCTCTCCGGATTTATCATCGCGATACGGTCAGCCAGCAGCAGTATGTTGCTCAGTGGCTGGCCATCAGTATCCTCAATCCCTGCACCAATCCCGGCCACATAGGGAATGCCGTCTTTCGTTTTTTGAACCTTCAGCATGTACAGCGCAGCCAGGTCATCATTTGTGTCCTTCTGCACGCGCTGTATCTGCTGAATGGTGGCGCTCTGGTCTTCCAGCGTTTTACTGACCGTCTGTGTGATTTCATTGCGGGTTTCGGTGATGGTGGTCTTCATCTCCGCCATCTCATCCGCAAGCTGGCTGTTGTCTATCAGCTCCCATAGCCCCTGAGCCAGATGCAGTTTTCCTATTTTTTCCCGGAAAAATTCCAGATACCCTTCACCATCATTGCTGGGCTGCCCGCTGACTTCCACAAACGCAGATTTCCCCACCAGGTTGACGCTGCGCACGTAAAACCAGAAATCCTTCCCGGGCTTAATGTGCGGGCCGGATACACTCCACTGACTGCCGGTCCCCAGATAACGGGCAGAGGTTTCCACCTGAGATGTGTCTGCGATTTTTGCCTCCGAAAACCAGAACTCAAACTGTACCGTCGGGTCATACACCGCAAGACGCGGGACCGCCGTTATCTGAAAATACCCCGGCGTCAGTTCAATGGTGGCGGGTTTTGCTGGCGCGTTAATCCGGAAGGTGGTGGTGGCCGGTTCGCCCTGCTGGCCATACCTGTTAATTGCCCTGACTGTCAGGGTGTATTCCCCGAGCGGCAGACCACTGAAACGATGCTCTGTATCCGCAGTGATGGCGGTGGTCACCAGACGGCTGTCTTCTCCGCTTCCGTTGGTCAGGCGCAGACTGAAGCGCACACCCTTCACCACCCGCGGCGTGTCCCATTTCGCCTGTGCCAGATACTGACCGTCAGCCGCGCTCACCTCCACCGTCAGGTGCTGCACAGCCGGCGGGATGACGCTGTTCAGCGAACCGGACAGTGGCTCAAAGCTGGCCCCGTTATCCACAATGGCTTCTTTTTCCGGTACGTGCTGCACCGCCGTGATGGCAAAGGTGCCGTCCGTGTTTTCCCGGACGGAGACACAGCGGAACAGGCGACGACGCAGTGACGGCAGGGAGAGTCCCCATACACCGTATGTCTCCACACCATCAGGCAGGGTGCTGACCTGTATCCGGTCCGGCGCGGGGTGTGCAGTGATGGCCACGCTCACCGGCTTACCGCTGCCGTTAATCAGGTTCACCGTGGCGGCACCTGTCTCCGGCAGGGTCACCTCACGGTCCAGTGTCAGGGTGCGGCTGGCGGCATCGATGGACAGGATACGTCCGCCGGTCATGGTCCCGGCATAGTCGTTATCACAGATTTCAATAATGTCACCGGGTGTGTGACGCAGCCCCTGTGACCCGAGCGTGAAATCCACCGTCTGCGTTTCCAGCAGTCCGGTCTTTATCACCCACAGCCCGGCACGGTGGGCCTGACCGCGACTGGTGCAACCGAACGCATCCATCTTCAGCAGGTTGCGCCCGTAGCGCAGTATGGCTTCCGGGTCTTCCACCAGTTCCGTGGAGGTCTGCCAGCCGTTCTGCGGGTCGGTGTAATTCACCTCCACCGCCGTGTGGCGGTCCTTCAGGGCGCTGAAGCTGTAGCGAAACCCCACGCCGTTATCATCCACCACCACATCGCAGTTGGTGTACGGCCACACCACATCCGACGGGCGGTCCTGAACGAACGTCAGCGTCTGGCCGTTCCATACCGGCATACAGCGCATCGCCGAGCAGAAATCACTGAG